TTATATGAAATTTCCAGTTATTATAATTCATAATTTTATGAATTTTAGTGAAGAAGATCGTCTAATTATGCAAGCAGACGCACTTCATGCTAGAAGTGAAGGATTGAAAGAATCTGATACTGCATATACAAGTAATAATGTAGTAACTCGTGATTTATCTGGTGGTTATTCTGAATTATATTCCAGATTTTTAGAAAAATCTGAAGAAATTTTTGGAGAATTGAATTTAACTGAAGAAAATTCAACAGATTGTCATGCTTTATGTCAAAATTGTGAATTTTGGGACTTCAATCCACATATTCACGACAATTGTGATATAAATTCGGTATATTATTTAAAAATACCGAAAGAATATGGATCAATAATGGTTACTGATGACACCAACAGTGGAATATGGGAAGAAATTAGACCGATACAAGATGATTTAATTATATTTCCTGCAGATTTGTGGCATGATCCATTATTTACATCTACTGTTGATTGGAGAATTTCTGTAAATATGGAAATTTTATGTCACGATGCACCTACATGGGAAGAGTATTACGAATATGCTGAGCAACTCGCATAAATAAGTCACAAACTAACTTATTATAATGTCATTTCAAGGAATATCTACTGGAACATCCATTAATGATGGAACTGGAGACAGTCTTTCAGCAGGTGCAAAGAAAGTAAATGCTAATTTTCAAGAAATTTATGATGCTCTTGGAAATGGTACAGATCTATTAACAGGTAATCCAAATATTACTGTAGGATTTGTGACAGCTACTGGAGCATCTTTTAGTGGTGATGTATCAATTGCGGGAACATTAACATATGAAGACGTAAATAATGTAGATTCTGTTGGTATAGTTACTGCCAGAAACGGACTCGTAGTTTCTGCTGGTGGTATTGATGCAACTGGAAATTCATCTTATAGTGATTATCTCAATGTAAACTCTGGATTACAAATTACTGGTGTTACTACAACAGCATCAGGAATCAGTACCGGAATTGGTACACACAGGGTTAACTTGAATGTCGTCAATTCTACAGTTGTCATTGAAGTTCCTGGTGTAGGAACAACTACACTCACATTAACCTAATAAATAACTAGAAAATAAACGATCATGTCTGCAATTGTAACAGATCAAATACGGATTATAAATGCCAGAAAATTTATAGAAGAAGTTACTTTTAGTAGTAATGCTTATTATAGTTTTGTAGCTTTAACAAATCCGGAAGATTATCAATCTGATTGGGATGAAAATCCACCAGCACCCAAAGATTGTTTGAATGAAGAATATCATAATTGGGACACTATTATTGGTCTCAAAAGAATTCTCGGTACTGACATTAGATTTGCCGTTAAGAAGGTAAATTGGGCTTCCGGAATTACATACGACATGTATCGTCATGATATTAATAGAAATAATTTATCACAACCTTCGGAAGCAACTAATTTATATTCTGCAAATTATTTTGTCGTAAACTCAGACTTTAAAGTTTATGTCTGTTTAAATAATGGAACTAGTCCAGAAAACCCAACTGGAAGACCATCTTTGGATGAACCTAAATTTGTTGATCTAGAACCAAGGGTTGCTGGACCTAGTAATGATGGATATATTTGGAAATACTTATTTACTATAAATCCAAATGAAATTGTAAAATTTGACACATTAAAATATTTTACGGTTCCTACTGATTGGGAAACTGCTGACGAATTTGCATCTGTTAGATTGAATGCTGGTAGTAGTGGTCAATTAAAAGTAGCTCTCATAACAAATAGAGGAGTTGATGTTGGACCAGCAAATCAAATATACACTTGTGATATTATTGGAGACGGTCAAGATGCAACTGCTACTATTGTTGTAGATAATCAATCAAAAGTTGAATCAATTACAATTTCTGATGGTGGAACTGGATATACCTATGGAAGAGTTGACTTAACTAGTGGAGGATTCCCAACATCATCTACTACAGATCCAGAATTTGAAATTATTATTCCACCAAAAGGAGGACATGGAAGTAATATTTACAAAGAACTTGGGTGTACTAGAGTTTTAATTTATTCACAAATTAAAAATGATATACAAAATCCAGATTTTATAGTTGGAAATAAAATTTCTAGAATAGGAATAATTGCAAATCCACTTTCATTCAATTCTGATCAATTATTAGATAGAGGTGTAGCAAGTGCTTTACATGCAATTAGACTTATTGGTATTAATAATGAGGATGATTTTAAAAATGCCATATTTAGTGCTAACTCTACAATAACACAGACAGTTGGAACAGGACTTACTTCTGTTGGAAGAGTTGTTTCATATGATAAAAATACTGGTGTTTTAAAATATTGGCAAGATAGAACTAATTACGGATTTGATTTTAATTTAAACCAAACTCCAATAGATGGAAATTTTGGTAATGAAAAAATTGAATTTACTGCAGATGTACTAGATGGTGGTTCTTTAGAAATTTTTGGATCAAATCAATCATTGCAAATTGATAATGATTTTGATGGTGATTTATTAGTCATAAATAATCAAAACTATTTCCTTGGACAAACTTTTGAAAATGGACTTGCTGACCCTGAGGTGAAAAAATATTCTGGAGATTTGATTTATGTAGATAATCGATCTCCGATAACTAGATCAGCAAATCAAAGAGAAGATATCAAAATCGTATTGCAGTTTTAAAGAATTATGCCACAACTAACGAATCTCAACACTTTTCCATATTTTGATGATTTTGATAAGCAATTCAATTATCATAAGGTTCTCTTTAAGCCTGGTCAACCAGTTCAAGCTAGAGAACTTACGACAATGCAGTCTATACTGCAGAATCAAATTGAGCAGTTTGGCAACCATGTATTTAAAGATGGTTCAGTAGTAATTCCTGGCACACTTACTATTAGACCTCAACAATATAATATTCAACTTGAAAGGACTTTTGCTGGAATCGATGTAGCTCAGTATGCAGAAGCATTAACTGGTGTAGAAATTGTTGGAACAGAAAGTGGTGTTAGGGGAAGAGTAGAAACTGTAGATGGAATTAGATTATTTGTTGATATATTAAATTCTGGAACTAATTCTGAGTTTTCTGAATTTATTGTTGGAGAATCAATCACAGTTGCAGAAACTGTAAGTATTACTGATGCAAATATATCAACTTTCCCCGAAGGATCTGAAGTTGGTGTAATTGGAAATGTATTAAGTGGATGTATTGCTAAGTTAACGAGTGGTGTTTTCTTCCTAAGAGGATATTTTGTAGAAGTTGATGATCAAATTTTAATTATTAGTTCGGAAGAACCAAATCCAACTTGTGCTGTAGGATTTTTAGTTGATGAACTACTAATCGACTCATTTGATGATGAGTCACTATATGACAACTCTCAGGGATTTGTCAATTATGCTGCGCCTGGTGCAGATAGACTGCAAATTGAAGTAACACTAGCTTCATCATTTAGAGGTGAATTTGATGATGAAGTTCCACAGAATTTTGTGGAAATTGCACAAATTACCAATGGTGTAATATCTTCATCTAAAATTGAAAACCCATCATATAATATTCTTGGTGATGAATTAGCAAGGAGAACATTTGACGAAAGTGGTCATTATTATGTAAACCCTTTTACTCTCAATGTACGAGAGTCTTTAAGAGATTTTAAAGGAAATACTGGACTATTTAATGCTGACGAAGTTACATTATTTGGACAAACTCCTAGAGATGACATTGGCATTTATGATATTTCTCCAGGAAAAGCATATATTTTTGGATATGAAGTTAACATGTCCGCAAATACATTATTGGATTTTGAAAAACCAAGAACAACAAAAGAAATTGAAAATCAAGCAATAACATATGTAACTGGTCCAACATTATCTCTCAATAGGTCTTTTGGTGCGCCAGAAGTCGGTGTTTCCACCACATATACACTTTCACTTAGAGATGAAAGAATAGGTGCTACACAAACAACTGCTCCAGGAAAAGAAATTGGACTGGCTAGAGTGTATGATTATGCTCTAGAATCAGGATCTTACGAAACTTCAAATCTTGATGCAAACATTTGGGATTTAGCACTATTTGATGTAGTTCCATTTACAGATATTGTTGTAAACGAAAGTATTGAATCTGTACAGACTCCAACATTTATCGAAGGTAAAGCAAGTGGTGCTGTAGGATTCTTGAGATATGATGTTTCAAATTCTGGAATTATAACTGCGTATAATGTTAGAGGAAATTTTATAAAAGGTGAAGAATTAGTTTTTGATGGAAATGATTCTGATAGAATTACTATCGCATCTACAACTTATGGAATATCAAATGTAAAATCCATATTTGGTCAGTCTGGTAGTGGAACATTCTCTGCTGATGTAAGACAATCACCAGAAATTGCTCTTGGACCTTGTAAGATTGATGGATCAGGAGTAGTAACTCAAGCAGGTAGAGATTTTACAAGAGATTTTAAAGTAAATGATCTTGTTTCTTACAGGACTCCTGGAGGTTCTAGACCAACTGTTAACCGGGTAAGTGCCGTAACGGTAGATGACATTACTTTAGCAGCAGTAGAGAATGTGACAGGTGTCTCTCTAGGTGCAGTAGTTTCTAATACCGATTCAATTGATATCTTTAAAATTTCAACAAAGATTGCAAATACCAACACTGGAGATGATAACTATCTATTCACTAGATTACCTAAGCAGGTAGTTGCAACTGTTGATACTTCCGAAAGTCAACTTTCTTTCCGTAAGAGATTTGATACTACAATTACTCCAGATGCATCTGGTGGAAGAATTACAATTCTTCCTTCACAACTGTTGCCTACTGAAACATTCTTACCATTTGATGAAGAAAGATATATTGTAATCAATTCTAATGGTCAAACCGAAGCACTAACACAAGATAAGTTTACTTTTACTAGTGGAAATAAAGAATTAATTATAAAAGGTCTATCTACAACAGGATCTGCAATAGTAATTGCTACATTAACGACTGCTGATGTAGAACCTATTACTAAAATTAGAAATAGATTAGAATCAATTACAGTAACAAAATCTAAACTACCAGGTTCAGGTATTGGAGCAACAACTTTAAATGATGGACTGGAATATGGAAATTATCCATATGGAACTAGAGTTCAGGATAAAGACATTTGTCTGCTTCAATCAGATGTAACTAAAATTTATGGTGTTTTTGAGTCATCTACTGAAGATACACCAACAATTCCAAGATTGATTCTTAGAGACGTTAGTAGTTTTAATGGAAGTGCTGAAGATACATTAATAGGTGAAGAATTTATTGGTTCTGATTCTGGATGTATTGCAATAATTACAGAAGCTGTAGACACTACAAATATTGAATATATTGTACTTAATGATAAAGAATTTACTATTGATGAGGAAATAACTTTCCAAGAGACTGGTATTATTGCGACTGTTGATGGAATTATTGTAGGTGATAATAATATCACCAATCAATTTAATTTAGTTAAAGGTACTAGTAACACAATTTATGATTATTCTAGAATTGTAAGAGATTCTTCTTCTGCTGAACCACTCAAGAGTCTTAGAATTTTCTATGAGTATGCAAGTATTGATATTGGTGAAAGTGGATGCTACATGAGTGTTGATTCATATTTCCAATTTGACTATAAAGATATTGGAAATACAAATGGAATTAGACACTCGGATATTATTGATATTAGACCAAGAGTTGATGAATATGTTGTAGAAGAAAATAAGAGATCTCCATTTGAATTCTTAGGTAGAAATTTCTTAAACAGTCAAAACGATAATTTAAAAGTTCTAGCTTCTGATGAATCTTTAACTTTAACTTATCAAATTTTCTTGCCAAGAATTGATAAAGTTTATCTAAACAAAGATAAACTTTTCCAAGTAAGTCGTGGTGTTCCTTCAGAAAATCCAGAAGAACCATCTCTGATTGAAGATGCAATTGAAGTTGCTCGTATAGTTTTACCAGCATATCTATTCAATACAACAGATGCAAAGTTGAGTCTCTCAACTTACAAGCGATATCAAATGAGAGATATTGCTGGTTTAGAAGATAGAATTAAAAATCTTGAGTATTATACTTCACTATCTTTACTTGAGCAAAGCACTGCTAATTTAGAAATTAAAGACTCTGAAGGCACCGATAGATTTAAATCTGGTTTCTTTGTAGATAATTTTACAACAACTACAAATCAAATAAAACTTGGTGCTAAGAACAGTATTGATCCTAGAACTAAAGAATTAAGACCAGCAGCATACACCACACAACTAGATTTACTTTTAGGTTCAACGGAACTAACTGGTGTTGGTGGAGAAAGAAATCCAGATGCAGATCCAAGATATGTAACTGATCTAATTGGTTCGAATGTTAGAAGGAGCACTGTTGATCCTAACGGAAGTGCTGGTTCTGACGGTATGGGAACTATAACTCTAGATTATGAAGAAGTTGAATTAATTTCTCAAACTACTGCTACAAGAGTAGTAAACGCAGCACCATATTTCGTAACTTTCTATAAAGGAACTATTACTCTTAATCCATCATCAGATATTTGGATTGAGCAAGCTAGAGTTGAAACTCAAACTATTGAAGGTTTGATTGGTGGATATTCTGTTACTAATATTGAAGCAAAACCATCAGATCTAGATCCTCAGGCAGGATGGTCTCCAGTACTATGGGGTGGATGGAATGAAGAGTGGACTGGTAAGAAAGTTACTAATAACTCAGTTAGAGATAGATCTTCAGCAATAGATGATGGAGTTAAAGTAACTGCAACTACTACAGTACAATCACAAACAACTACTAATACAGGAACAGCAACTCAGCAAGGTTTATCAACACAGATAGAAACTGTTCCAGGAAATAATATTAATCTTGGTGACAAAATTATTGCAAGTAATGTTTCTTCATTCCTAAGATCCAGAAATATTGAAGTTCTTGCTAGAAGATTAAAACCAAATACAAGAATGCACGCATTCTTCTCTGGAATAAATGTAACGAACTATATGGTTCCTAAGTTACTTGAAATTGAAATGATTAGTGGAACCTTCAAACTTGGAGAAACTGTTGAAAGTACAGTAAGAACTCCAGGAATTCTTGAAGATAAACCATATATCAAATTCAGAGTAGCACAACCCAGACATAGAAATGGTCCATATAATGATCCTCTTGATGGGTATGGGTTTAGTCCATATGACGAATCAGAAATACCAGAAAATTATTCTGGATCTTCAAAATTGTTGAACATTGACCTAGCTTCTTTGTGCTTACAAGCTCAAGGTGACTACTATGGATATGTTAGTCCAGGAATGATTTTAGTTGGACGATCCAGTAGAGCTAGAGCAAGAATTAGAGAGGTTAGATTAACAACAGATAATACTGGAACATTATTCTCATCATTCTACATTCCAAACTCCAATTCTACATCTGCCCCTAAGTTTAAAGCAGGAAATAATACTTTAAAAATTCAAGATAATGAAAACTTAAATCCACTTTCGGGTACTGTATCTTCTGCATCAGAAGGAACATATTTCTCACAAGGAACTATTAATCAGGTTCAGGGATCTATTATTTCTACAAGAAATGTAGAAGTTACTAATGCATATACAAAACAAAGTCAAGCAATTTTTGATGAAGTAACAACGATTACGGGTATTGATGTAGATCTTAATGTACAGGTAACTCCACAACCAATTCCAAGACCAGTACCGCAACCTAGACCACAACCCAAACCACAACCACAACCAAGACCACAACCTCAACCTAGACCTAGACCCAGACCTAGACCAAGGCCACAACCCAAGGCAATTCCACCAGTACCTAATCCAAGACCAGAGCCAAGACCACTTCCACCGGTTCCAACGCCTAGACCTCAGTTACAACCAAAGGTACAACCAAAACCAAGACCACAACCTAAGGCAGTTAGACCACCAAAACCAAGACCAAAACCAAAACCAATTTTCAGACCTCCAGTTGCTAGAGTTGATACTAGACCAAAACCGAGGAGAGATGATGGTACTCCAAGACCAGTACCAAAACCAGTAAGAATACCACCCAAACCAAATCCAAGACCACAAGCTGTTGTTGTACCACCAAAACCACAGCCCAAACCACAGCCTAGGCCAAAACCCAAACCCAAACCTGTACCTAAACCAAAACCCAAGCCTCAACCAAAACCCAAACCAAAACCCAAACCCGTTGCTCATGTTGAGACACGGCAACCAAAACCAAAACCAAAACCCAAACCTAAGCCTCAACCAAAACCCAAACCTAAGCCCAAGCCCAAGCCTAAGCCCAAACCAAAACCCAAGCCCAAGCCGAAACCCAAACCCAAGAAGCCACCAAATCCACCACCAAAACCACCTCCACCAGAGCAGGACGATCCGTTGGCGCAGTCCTTCTTTATCGGAGGAGAAAATGCCAAGACCGGTGTATTTGTTACCTCCGCAAGTCTTTACTTTAAGACTGGATCAGAAACAGAATCTTGTTTTGTCCAACTAAGACCGATGGTAAATGGATTACCTTCACATGAAGTATATCCAATGTCCCATATGGTTCTTCAAGGTGCTGATGTTCAACTTTCAGATGATGCTACTATCCCAACTGTTGTTACATTCCCATCACCAATTTATTTGGAAGGAAATAAAGAACATTGTATTGTAGTTGGATCTAGATCCACTGCTTTCAATCTTTGGGTTTCTAGATTAGGTGAAGTTGATGTTGGTAATCTGGAGTTGCCAGAATCTGAGCAAGTTCCTATTACAAAGCAAGCAACACTTGGTTCACTGTTTAAATCTCAGAACAGTTATACCTGGACACCAAGTCAGTATGAAGATCTGAAGTATTCTCTCAACAGAGCAGAATTTACAGATAGAGGATCAGTTAGTTTCTTTAACCCAGATCTATCAAGAGGAAATGGGCAAGTTGCTCTCTTAAGAAAAGATGCTCTTATATCATCTTCTAGACAAGTTGTTGTTGGACTTGGAACCACTGCTAATGGATTTGGTACTGAAATTGTACCTGGAAATACCGTTATACAAGATGATTCTACTGCAACAGGTAACTTTGTAATGGGTCTCGGTATTGCTACTGGAAATCTAACAATAGTAAATGCAGGATTAGGTTTAACACCAGGAACTGGTTTCTTCAATTACGAAAATGTTATTCTAACTAGACTAACTGGTAGAGGAGAAAATGCACTTGCAGATGTTCATGTCAATAATGGTGTAGCAGTTGCTGCAACTATTACATTCGGTGGTAATGGATTTAAAGTTGGTGATGTTGTAACTGGAAATCTTGGTGAAGGAGTTGGTAGAAATCTACAACTATCAATTGCTCAAATTCATGGAATCAATGAAATTGTTGTTGATCAAGTTCAAGGTAATTTCCTTGCTGGTGCTGGAAAGACACTTCGTTATATCAATTCTGCTGGTGTAACCTCAGAATTTAGTGAAAATAGCAGTGTAACTCTTGATACAACTCCTAGAGTACTCAGTGACGGTTTACACATAAAAGTAAATCATCTTAATCATGGTATGCATTCTCCAACTAACCAAGTTTCTATTACCGATGTTACTTCTGACATCCCATCTGCGGGTCTAGAAATTAATATCAATGATACTCAAACAGTGGATCTTGAACTAGGTGATGCATTCCGTTATGATACATTTGAAGGTGTCGGAATTGGAACAACTAATCCTGGTTATGTCAAGATTGATAATGAAATTGTTGGATACACAAGCATAACTGGAAATGTCTTAAGTGGTTTAACAAGAGGTGTTGATAACACAATTCCAACTGGACATGAAAGTGGAACATTAGTTATGAAGTATGAAGCTTGTGGAGTTTCTCTAAGAAGAATCAACAGGGTTCATGATCTTCAAGATTCTCAAGTTGATGAATCATTTGGATTAGATCATTACAATGTAAGAATTGATATGAGTGCCGAAACTGGTGTTGATAGAACTTCCACAACTAATTTCTCAGAGTTGTTCTTGAATGAAACAAAATCATTCGGTGGAGTTGGAATTCAAGCATCACAGAACATTAGTTATGAAATCATGAAACCAATTGTGTCTACTATGACTCTTCAGAAAACTAATGTTTCTGCTAGAGCAAGAACAGTAAGTTCTAGTAGTGTAAGTGGAAATGAAGTTGCATTCGTTGATCAAGGATATGAGCAAATTTCATTGGATAAGGATAACTATTTCGATACTCCGAGATTGGTTGCATCTAATGTTAATGCTGATAATCTTCTCACAACTCTTCCTGGACAAAAGTCCTTTGAAATTGAACTAACACTAGACACTTATGATAGTAGATTAACACCAATTGTTGACTTGGATAGAGTCGGTGCAATCTTTGTTTCTAACAGAGTTAATGAAGTAATTACTGATTATTCATCTGATAGAAGAACTGCTTCAATTAAGGATGATCCAAATGCGTTCATTTATGCAACTAAACCAATTGAGTTGGAAATTCCAGCAAATAACATAAGAGTTCTTGCTGCTGCTTATATTAATAATTTCTCTGATATTCGTGCATTCTATGCAATTACCAATAATCCAGATGAAGAGTTAATTTATTATCCCTTCCCAGGATTTGGTAATCTACTAGAAAGTGGTCAGATTATTGACTTTAATAAGAATGATGGATCTTCAGACTCCTTTGTTTCACCTGTTGATACTAAAGGATTTGAATCAGTATCCTTGTCATTCAAAGATTATGAATTTACCATTGAAAACTTACCATCATTCAAGTTCTTCAGTGTGAAGATGGTGGCAACATCTAGAACTCAGTGTTATCCACCAAGAATCCGTGATTTCCGAGCAATTGCATTTGCATAATATGAAAAAAGTAAAAGTTGAAAATAATCAGAATCTCTACCGAGATTCTGATACTAATGCAATCATCAACACCAACAAAACTGAATATAAAAACTATATGAATTCATTGAAGCATAGGAGAAAAGAAATCTCAAAAATACAACAACTTGAAGATGATGTTAGTTCAGTCAAACATGATCTTCAAGAAATCAAGGATTTATTAAGATGTCTAATCAAAGAATAACATTCAATCCTCAAGTAAATGTTCCTTATGGAGTAAATCTGACTATTTTTCCTGGATCAGATTTTCAAGCAAATTTTAGTGCCTATGATATTAATAGTGGAAGATTTAATTTTAACTCTTGGTCTGGATCATCTCAATTAGCAAAAAGTGTATCCATTGGTTCGTCAATGTATGCACAAGGAACATTTGATTTTAGTTTTACAAGTGCATCAAATGGTGAATTTAAAATTGCCATGGGATCAACAGAAACTAGAAACCTTAAGGAAGGTAGATATTACTATGATGTTTTAGTAAGTTCTGGAACTACTGTATATAAAATTGTAGATGGTAATATTTTAATTAGACCAGGTATTTCCTCTGCCCCATAAATAATTTTAAAGTCAAAATAAAATGGCACAACCAGCATCTAGACAAGATTTAATTGATTATGTTAAAAGGCAGTTAGGTGCTCCTGTGTTGGAAATCAACGTTGCAGATGAGCAACTAGATGATTTAGTTGATGATGCTTTGCAATATTTTCATGAAAGACATTTTGATGGTGTCATAAGAACGTATTTAAAATATAAAATAACACAGGATGATATTGATAGGGGAAGATCCAGAGCTAGTTCAACAGTTTCTGGAATTACTACAGAGACTGTTACTCAAACTGTAGGGTCAACTACATCATTTGCTTTTGAAGAAAATTCAAATTATTTACCAGTCCCACCTTCTGTTACTGGCGTAAATAAAATTTTTAGAATTCAATCATCATCTGCAACCAGTGGATCGATGTTTAGTGTTAAATATCAATTATTTTTAAATGATCTCTACTATTGGGATTCGATTGATCTTTTACAATATACAATGGTTCAGACAAAATTATCTGACATTGATTACCTATTAAATCCATTAAAACATTTTAGATTTAATCAAAGACAAGATCGTCTTTATATTGATATGGACTGGGGTACTCTGAGTCCTGATGATTATCTGGTTATTGATGCTTGGAGATTATTAGATCCAAATTCATATTCTCAAGTTTGGAATGATTCTTTCTTAAAACTTTATCTAACTGCTCTTGTTAAAAGGCAATGGGGTCAAAATCTTATGAAATTCCAGGGTGTAAAACTACCTGGTGGTGTAGAACTTAATGGTCGTCAAATGTATGATGATGCAGAAAAAGAACTAGAAAGAATTAGAGAGAAGATGTCATCTACTTATGAACTTCCACCTCTAGACATGATTGGTTGATAAAATGTTAAATCCGTATTTTCAACAAGGTTCACGCAGTGAACAAAATTTAGTTCAAGATCTAATTAATGAACAATTGAGGATGTATGGTGTTGAAGTATACTATATTCCTCGACAATATCTTACTAAAACAACCGTAATAGAAGAAGTAATTCAATCAGAATTTAATAATGCATATCCCATAGAAGCATATGTCAATAATTATGATGGATATGATGGACAAGGAACAATATTATCTAAATTTGGTATTCAAGATCT